TAAATTAAATTGATGGAATGCTTTTGTGGATTGTTATATTTTTCATTACAGTAAATGGACAGACTGTACGTGTACAGAGCCCTGCAGCAATGTGGGGTTTTGTTTTTATAGAGGCTCTTGTAAATCTTTAGGAACTTGACGACCTTTTATCCTTGGATAGATTTTAGGTTTATGTTTGTTACAATGTTTAAATTTATTGTACTTAGAAATAACAGTGTTGCATCCTTTGTTAACGCAGATTCTTCCACTACTATATGAAGTATTGGGTTTGCTATTAGGATATTTATTTCCTTTTATGTAATTGCTCATTAAATTAAGTATAGAAGGAGAATGTATGCCTGGTAAAGGTTATAAACCAAAAAAAGCTAATAAAAAAAATAAAGTTAGAAAAAAATAATGGCTAAGTGGCAAGGAATGAAGGTGAAGTTAAATTCACCTAGCCCTATACGAAAGGGTGAGCCTGGCTATGGTAGAAAGAAAACTAAAGTCTTTGTAATGAAAAATGGGAAAGTCAATAAAATTATGTTTGGCGACCCTAATATGAAGATAAGAAAAAACAATCCTAAAGCTAGAGCCTCGTTTCGTGCTAGACACAAATGCAGTACAGCTAAGGATAAAACAACTGCAAGATATTGGTCGTGTAGAGCTTGGTAGGGAGATAAATGAAGTGTGCAGGTTCTGACTGTAACAAAAAGTTAAAGAACGGAAACCAGAAATATTGTAGCAATTCTTGTAAACAAAAAGCTGCATACATAAGAAAGAAAAAAGAACCTGTTGTTGAGTCAGTAGGCGTAACTATTCGTGGTGTCCACTATGAAAAATTTGTTTTAGAATATGCTGTTGATATAGAGAACAGAAAGATAACTCACTCTAAAGTAGCAGAGCTCTTAGATATAAATAAATCTACTGTTACCAGAATGTTTAATGCGTACAAAGAAGATAAACAAATTGTTAAAGCACAAGAGAACTGGAGTACACCAGAAGAAGCTACAGCATCATTAAAAGATTTTAAAAATTTTAGAGATAGATATTTTAAAACAGAAACTGGTATCCAGTATGAAACTGCTGATTTCCACGAGAAATGGATTAATTCTATTATCAAAGCTATTGACGAAGGTGGAGAGCAAATGATTCTTAGCCCACCACGACACGGCAAGACTGATTTACTTACACACTTTGCTGTATGGCAGATATGTAAAAATCCTAACATAAGAATTATGTGGGTTGGTGGTAACGAAGATATAGCTAAGAACGCTGTAGGTTCTGTACTTGACCAACTAGAAAACAATGAACAGTTGATAGAAGAGATATGTGGACCTGGTAATAAATTTCAACCTAAGAACAGAAGTGGTAAGTCCTGGAGTTCTGGACAGTTTACTGTAGGTACAAGAACAGTTACAGGAATCAAAAGCCCGACAATGGTGTCTGTTGGTAAAGGTGGAAAGATACTTTCTCGTGACTGTGACTTAATTATTGCAGATGACATTGAGGACCACGGAACCACAATACAACCCAGTGCTAGAGAGCAGACCAGACAATGGTGGACTACAACATTATCTTCCAGGAAAGAGGAACATACTGCTGTAGTTGTTATTGGCTCTAGACAGCATCCAGAAGATTTATATAACTTTCTTTTAGAAAACCCAGAGATGACCACGATTGTAGAAGAAGCACATAATGCAGAATGTACATTGCCAGAAAACGAAATAGAGGTACATACTGATTGTATGTTGTGGAAAACTAAACGAACTTACAAATGGTTGAGGTCAAGAAAGGTTGCAGCTGAAACAACAGGTGGTAAAGCTATATTTGAAATGGTGTATCTTAACAAAGCATTTGTTGATGGTATAACAATGTTTAACTCTGAGGATATAGATAATTGTAGAGATGTTAATAGGAGCATAGGTCACATACCAGCAGGTACACACTTGATAGCAGGACTTGACCCAGCTTCTACTGGATTTCAGGCTTGTGTGTTATGGGCTGCTAATCCAGAAACAGGTCAGTTGTACTTAGTAGATATAGAAAACGAAGAAGGTGGAGGAATAATACAAGCAAGAGAATCTATTAAGAGATGGTATGAAAAGTATAATTGTGCTCACTGGGTTATAGAAGAGAACGGATTTCAAAAAGCAATACGACAAGATGAAAAGATTAGGGACCTCTGTGCAAGATTTGGTATCTATACAGAAGGTCATCAGACCCAGAGAAACAAGTTTGACCCAATATTTGGTGTAGGTTCAATGGCAGGTTTGTTCAAAGAAGGATTGATTAATTTACCTTATGGTGACCCAAATAGCGAAGTTAAGAGTAATATATATCGTAGACAACTAATTTATTTTTCTTCAGCTGCTAGTAAAGCTAAAGGCAATAAAAGTTACAAATCAGATGTTGTAATGGCATCTTGGTTTCCTTTAAAAGTTATTAGAAGGTTAGGCAAAGAACGCTTGGCTGAGGTAGGATTAGATTACGAACCTAGTTTTGGAGAATGGAATATAAGCGATATGAATGAAAGTCCTTGGTAATGACACCTGAGCAGATACAACACGCTATAACACAGTTACATTTTGATAACCAAAGTGCATACTCTACTAGAGGTCGTGTTCGTGCAATTATGAATGGTGGACCTGATGGTATCCAAGCTTTACTTGGTGATAACCTTAAAGGTTTCCAAGACTGGCAAGTACCTGTACCAAACCTTATGATGTCTGGTTTAGAACATTTATCACAAAAGATTGGTCGTATTCCTAACTTAAAAGTAGATGTACCTAATGGTAAGGATAGCGATAGAGCAAGACAGAAAGCTGAAAAGATTGGCAGAATTGTTAATGCTTATGATGATGTACAGAAATTAGATTTACAAATGCCACAAGTAGGTAGATGGCTACCTGGTTATGGTTTTGCTGTTTGGGTTATTAGAGAGAAAAAAGATGCCAATGGTGTATCTTATCCTATAGCTGAACTTCGTGACCCTTACAATTGTTTCCCAGGTTACTTTGGTGCAGAACAACAACCTAAAGATATGTCTATTGTTCGTAGAGTTCCTAAAGAAACTCTAGCTAGAACATACCCTAAATATAAAAATCAAATATTAAATAAGGATGCTTATAACACAAATTTCTTAGGTGCAGGTAATTCCTACGCTTCTGCTTACACTGATTCATACAATGGCTCTTGGGCTAACAGTAATGGTGATGGCGACTTAATAGCAGAGTATTACAACTTAGAGGGAACTTATATTTTCCATATGACCTCTGCAACTATTCTTGACTTCATACCAAACCCACTGGATAGTGGACCAGCATTTGTTATTGCTAAGAAATTTAGCTTTGACAGAATGCAAGGACAGTATGACCAAATCATAGGACTTATGGCTTCTATGGCAAAGATTAATGTGATGTCAATAATAGCAATGGAAGATGCAGTGTTTACAGAAACTAACATATCTGGAGAGATAGAATCAGGACAATATAGAAAAGGTAGATTCGCTGTTAACTATCTAGCTCCAGGTACACAGGTTTCTAAACCAGCATCTAATGTTCCTTATCAAATTTTCCAACAGATAGATAGAATAGAACGACAACTTCGTGTTGGTGGTTCTTATCCTTCTCAAGATGATTCGCAGTCGCCACTTAGCTTTGCTACTGGTAGAGGACTTGAAGAACTAGGAGCGTCTATGTCACTTATGATAAGAGAGTACCATACTGTTATGGCTGACTCTATAGAAATGATTGACTCTAAAAGATTAGAGTGGGATAAAAAAATGTATGGTGGTAGTACTAAAGCATTATCTGGTTATATGGATAATACTTTTTATTCAGAAAACTATGACCCAGCTAAAGACATTAGTTCTTTTCAAACACGAAGAGTGTACGGAGCTATGGCTGGATATGATGAACCACAGAAGATAGTTACAGGACTGCAATTACTTAATGCAGGGATTATTGATAGTCAAACATTACAAGAAAACTTAGATGGACTTGATAATATTGTTAGAGTCAATGAAAGAATTACAAAAGAAAAAGCAGACAAAATATTATTTGAAACACTGTTATCACAAGCCCAACAGGGCGACCCTAAAGCAACAATGACAGTTGTTCAAATAAGAAGTAATCCAGGTAATATGCAAAATATATTGGATAAATTTTTTACTGCAGAGGAACCAGAAATTCCTGAAGCAGAACAAAGTCTGATACAAGGATTACCAGAAGGAGCTGCCTTGCCACCACAAGGTGCTCCACCTGGTATAGCACAGTTATTACAAGGGTTAGGTCAATAATGGCACCTCTTAATAAAAGATTTGAAGAAATAGTAGATTTCTGTTTAACAGATGTAGATGAAATATGTGATGGTATTATTTTAGAAGAAGATATATTCAAACCACGAGGTGGATTTAATATGGGAAAATACCCACCAATGGGATTCCCTTTTGGTAGTATAATTGTGAA